AAGAAGGAAGATTAAATATGTCTGAAAATGAGTGGAATTTAAGTAGATTCTGTAATTTATTAAATCATCAAATAATTGGAGGTGCTTCTAAATTATTAAATCACTTTATTAAAATTAATAATCCTTCCAGAATAATAAGTTATGCTGATAAAGATTGGTCATCAGGAAATCTTTATTTTAAATTAGGATTTAAATTAATTAATGAATCTAAACCTGATTATAAATATATTGTTAATGGTGTTAGGATTAATAAACAAAACTTTAATAAAAGCAAATTAGGTAAAATGGGGTATGATATATTGAATTTAACAGAATCTCAAATTATGGAAAATCTAAATATTAATAAAATATATGATTGTGGTAAAATGAAATTTGAAAAAAGTATAGAATAAATTATTCTATACTTTTTTTTCTCTTTTCTTCTAAATATTTTGCCAAATCAGCATAAGTAACTGCTCCAGGATTTTTTACTAAAATATCCGCATTACCTTGTGGTTTAACCACAACTTCCTCTTGAACAGGTATATCTTTTTTAGTTCTAATAGAATAATCTTGATCTACTTTCTTAAGTAAATGACCTACATAAGCATCTATACCAAAATCTTTAATATAATTTGGATTATACTCGTAAATAAATTCTTCATAGTTTTTATAAAATGCTAAAACATTTTCATTGATGCCGCCATCTATATAAAAATGAATATCACCTATTCTACCTTTTTTAGATATAGTAGTTTTGTAAAATGTATTATATGAGGCAGCGAACTCATCATTACCATTAATTTTTCTCATACCGTTAGGATTTGGTAATGTAGCAGAATATCCTAAATCGGTTCTAAATACTGAACTTCTTGCTAAGTCAGTTATTATCTTATTATTTGAAACAACATAATATGGCATAAATAATTTTTTTTATTTATATATTATATATCTTCTAATATCAAAGAAATTTTTAATTCCCTTCTTTTTTGAACAAGTATCTCATTAAATTCTTCATGAGTAAAAATATCATAATAATTACTAAAGTCTATACCTTGCTTTTCTTTAATAAATTCATAATCACTAATTTTACTAAATTCTATTAAAGAATAATATTCTAATTTAGGACTACCATTATGAGAAGATACTATATATGTATCCTCAAACCAAAAAAAATCTCTTCCATATTTATAAATCATCTAATATCTTATTTAGTTTTAATTCTCTTTGTTTACATTTTATAATATTATTCATTTGATTAACATCTACATCAATAATTTTATCAGTATCTTTTAACATAATCCATTCTTTATATCTAAAAATACTAGTATTAGTTATAGATCCTATAACATAGTTTTTTGTTTCCCACAAACTAGTTTCTCTTATGATTGTGTTATTAATATAAAATTTATCATCCTCAAACCAAGAATAAAAATTCTGTATTTTATAATACTCCATAATCTTTTCTATACTTAAATAAAGCAATATCTTTTTCTTTACATTCTAAATCTGTATCAAAATCTAATCCGAAAGTTTCAATTTTTTCATACAAAAAATCAGCATGAGCAGTTTCTTTTGAAGAAACATCTTCAATTCTTCTTGAAGAAGACATATGTGTTAGAGGTTTAATACTTCCCCATGTTGAATAAGCTAATTTAAGAGCTTCTTCCATAGTTTGGTCTTGTGGACCATATTTATAGTGATGTTGGTCAAAACAAATTGGGACTTTTATCTGTTTATAGATAAACTCATATAACATTTTAACTGAATATTGAGATAATTTATCATCATTTTCAATAGTCAATCTTTTTCTAGTATTTTCGTCTAATAGAAAAAAGTTTTCCGTAAATCTTTCAGCAGCTTCTTCTCTCGTAGGTTGAGTAGTATTTATATGTATATTAATTGGATAATACCTAGTAGCATCCAATCCCATCAAATCCATCATTTGAGAATGTTTGTTCAAATCATCAATTGATTTTTCAACAACTGATTCTGTTTCACTTGCCAAAACTGTATAAGGGCCTGGGTGGGCCGATAGCCTAATGGTATTAGTTTTAGCATAATCTCCTATTTTTTTAAGTAAACTACATATCTTAGTATAGTCAGGTAATTCTTCTAAGTTAAATTCACTAAACCAAGGTATCATATCACTTGATAGACGATAAACAAAAATTTTATTTTTGACATTGTATTTAAGAACTTCTAAACAATCAATTAAATTTAATAAAGATAGTTCTGATGCGTAAGGTAACCCTTTTTCTAAGAAAGTTTTACGAATCATACCTCTATTAACTTTTATGAAATCTTTTGGTCTTCTACCTATATTTATACCATTACTTATACAACAATATCCAATAGCCATATTTTTTTAATTTATTTTATTTTATATACAAATATAATAAAAAATTATCAAAAAAACAAAAAAAATATACACACGAATAAGTATATTTTTAATATATAAAAATAAAAATATATGATAGTATATAGAATATTTAATAAAATAAACAACAAATCTTATATAGGGCAATCAATTAATCCTTTTAATGAAAGATATAAAAATGGTAAATGGTGGGTTTATACTCATAATGAGATTTTAAAAAATTCTGTAAATAAAAATGGATTAGAAAATTTTGAAGTAGAGATACTTGAAAATAATATAGCTAATATAGATTTATTAAATGAAAAAGAATGTTATTATGCTGAGTTATATAACTCATATAAACCTTATGGGTATAATATAAGAGGATGTGGAGAAAATAAGTTTATGATGGAAGAACAAAAAATTTCTTTATCTAATATAAGATTAGGAACTGAGTATAAACCTACCAATAAATCAAGTAGTATATATAAAGGAGTTAGTTATCGTAAAAATAAAAAAAGTTGGGTATGTAAATTTGATAATAAAATTATCAAAAAAATAAAATATGCTAATTCAGAAATAGAAGCAGCAGAAATATATGATAAAGTTTGTTTATATTTATATGGGAAAGATTGTTTTATTAACTTTGAAGAAAAAAGACAACTATATTTAGAATTAGATCTAAAAGATTTTTATGAGAATGAATTTTTAGCGGGAAAGAAGAAAAGAACTGAAAATTATTTTAAAGATGATAGTGAATTATTAAATACTATAAAACCTTTAATTTGGAAGATGCCAATCCCAGAAATTTCTAAATTAATAAATATAACGGTTAGACGAATACAATTATGTTTAATAAAACATAATGTAGATAGACCAAAAAATGGGCATTGGCAAAAGAAAATAAATAAGAAAAATGGATAAGAAAATAAGAAAAAATTTTACGATTGATAAAAAAGTATCAGAAGAATTTGTTATTTATTGTAATGAAAATTCAATAAATATGTCTAAGTTGATAGAAAACTTATTAAAAAAGTATTTAGAAGATAAAAAAATAATATATATTAAATGATTAAAAATTTTTTTGATTTTGATTATTATTTATTTTTAGAAAAAAAGCATATTAACGAAGATATTTCTAATATATCAGAATATATTTTTAATAATTATAATTCCGCTACAGTAGGTAAATATATTATAAAGGATAATATACCATTAAAATTAAATATAAACAAAATAAAAATTGAAATAGTTAAATATGATGGTATATTTAACGGTAGTTTAGTAACTAAAGATTGTAATAAAAATTATAATGGTAATTGGGATATATCTATTAAATTAAAAGAAAATTTTAATTTAGGATTAATTATGCATGAAATGAATCATGCTTATGAACTAATTAATATGGGTAAAAATAATGTTGTTAAAAAATTAGATTATTTAAAATCAAAAAACTTTATAAATATAGATGAACAAATAAAAAATTTTATTTATGTAATGTACATAGCTACTGATGAAGAAATAAATTCAAATGTAAATGAAGCATACGGTTATATAAAAGATTTTTTATTTAAAAAATCTTTTACTAAAATCAATCAACAACTATTTATTAATTTAATAAAACAATCACCAAGTTATCAAAAATATTTATATTTAAACCATATAAATATGGATATAATCTTTAATAATTATGATAATAGATTATTAAATAATTTTTTATTTTTTTATGAAAAAAATGAAATTAAATTCAAAGAAATAAGAAAAAAGAATCCTAATTTATTTATTCAAAAATTGATTTTTATTTATAAAACTTTAACTAATGAAATAGATAATTCTGCTTTTTATAAAAGTAATATAAATAATCAAACTTTTACCCCAAAAAGAGATATTGATTATTATAATAATTATTTTAAGAAAAAAGCAGATAGATTAAAAAGAAGACTTCTTGAATTATACACACACTTTTCTTAAATCTGATACAGGTAAAAGTAATCTTTCCTGACCACTTACTCCATTTCCAATATATTCGTGACAAAAAGACTTTCGTCTTTTTATCGCCCAATTTCCCATACTATTATCGTTTTTATCACTTTGATAAATACCATTTTTTGATGTAGGTTTCCATTTTTCAGGATGGGCATTTCTATAATTTCCTAATCCAGGATGAACTGTTTTTGTAAAATACTTATATCCACTATCTTTATAGATAGAAGCAGTCCATTCGGATATAATTGTACCTAATCCTAAACCTTGATATTCGGGAAGAACTACAATTCTACTTTCTCTAACTCCTTTTTTGAAGTATCCAGAAGGTTGTGGTATTACACAATTTATTCCAACAGGTTTATTATTCCAAGTAAATAAAAAGAATTTACAAGATTTAGATACATCTTCTGTTAAGTAATGATGTTTTTTAAAGAAGTCCCAAGTATCATATTCGACTCTATGTGCTTGTAACTCAATGCTTGGGCGTTGCCGAAGACAGTCAGCTCTTTCGATACCGCCTCCTTTTAATGGTGAACAAGTCCAATCAGGTAATAACCATTCTATTATATCAGAATGGCAACTTGCTAAAATAATTTTTTTTCCTGATTTACGAATATACTTTTGTAAGGCAAAACTCATAGCTTTTGCTACATCTCTATCAACAAATGATGTATATTCATCAATTAAAATGATTTCATCTTCTGCTGCGGAAGAAATTAAATAAGCTAATTTAGCTCTATATTGTTCTCCATTACTTAATAAGTTGTAAGGTCTTAGCCAAGCAGGTATTGATGAAAGTCCGATTGACATTAAAACTTTACTAGCTTCTTCTGGTGATAACCATGAAAAATTACTAATTAAAGGTTTATTTTCATCAAAGTTAGCTTCTCTCATACCACCTAAATAATTTAGGATTGTTGATTTACCACTACCTGAACCACCTACTATTAAACCAATAGACCATTCAAATTTATCTAAATCATCTAGATCCATTGGAATTTTTGTGATTGTTTGTTGTTTGTCTTGAATATCAAATGTAGAATATACATAGTCTGTATAATCATCATTTGTTATTGTACTTTTTAATGTTATTGTTTTAAGCATGAAATGTTTTTGAATAAATTATATTAATATATAGAAAATTAATAAATTTGTTATTTTATTCTTATATATTAAGAAGAATATGATTTAATCTTTCTTCTCTATTATATAAGTTTGCAAAATGCTTTAACGAAATATAAGTAGATAAAATATTTGAATATATATTTTCAAAATACAATTTATTTAAATCTAACTTAGATTCATTATTAAATTCATCAAAAAGATATTTAGTTTTGGAAACTTCTTGAGCATTTTTAAATTGCTCAAAAATATTATCATTAAACTCAGTAAAATAATAATAAAGACCTCGATTTCCAAAATTTTCATTTAATGGTATTGTATAATAACCAGCTTCATATTTTGTTGATTTTAGATATAAATAATCGTTATCAAAGAAAAAATAGTAAGGTTCTCCCCGATAATTTAAAAATAATATTACTTTTTTCATAATTAAATATTAATTAAATCAATAACATCATCAATTCCTTCTGTTGCTTTTTTAGCAATCTTATCCCATTTAGAACCTAAATCCAATTCATCACAATTTGGATCTAATACAATACCTCTACTTCTTGGTTGTAATAAATCTATTAAACCTGCCGCAGGATAAACTTGTAAAGAAGTTCCAATAACTACCAATACATCACATTCGCTAATCAATTCAGCTGCTTCTTCTAAATAATGTGGCATTTCTCCGAAAAATACTATATCAGGTCTTATCCCACTACCATCTTCCCCTCTATCAGTTGTTTTGATATTATCATAACCGATATGAAAACTAAATCCTCTATTTATAGTTTTAGCCATAGTTATTTGTCCGTGTAAGTGATAAATGTCATCATCTTTTACACCGGCACGTTCTAAAAAATTATCCACATTTTGTGTAATAATAGAACATGAATTTTTACTATTTTTTATAAAATTAGCAATTTGGATATGAGCATAATTTGGTTGAGAGTTTTTTATTAGAGTTCTATATTCGTTAAAGAAGTTATTAACTAATTCAGGATTTCTGCGAAATCCTTCAATTGTAGCTATATCTTCCACATTATATTTGTTCCAATAACCATCAGCATCTCTAAAAGTTTGAAGCCCTGATTCTGCTGATAATCCAGATCCTGTAAAAAATACTATATTCATATAATTTTATTATTTTTTTATTTTTAAGTTTGTTTAATTAATATATATATTATGAAGATACAAAAATTTTATGAATTTATCAAAGAAAATTTAGGAGAATCTCCTGAAGAATATATTTCAAATGCCTTATTGAAATTACAAAAAAAGGTACAAAATATGTTTAGTACTGAAGAAGAAACTGAAAAAGTTGATTCTTTTGAAGAAAGAGAAAAATCTCTAAAAAAGAAAAAAGGACAAATGTCATTAAAAGACATGGGTCTAACTTTAGCTACTTGTGAAATATCTAAATACTCTTTTACAAGAGATAATCTTAAAATTAAATATTCTGATGATAAGTTTATCTATGATTTAGCTCTTTTCTTTGACTTAAAAGATGCTATTAATGATAATCAAGAAGAAGATTTTGATGATACTAAAATCAAAAAAGTTTATATCAAATTTAAAAAATATAAAAATGATGATACTGTTGATTTAATTGGTGAAATCACAAAAACTATTGATGTAGAAGATTTCAATGAAGATTATCTTATTAAATTAACACTAGATTTTGATAAAGAGTATGGAGGTGAAGACGGAACTTCTAATGATGAATTTTCAATACAAAAATAGGATTCTTAATTAAGAATCCTATTTAATGTAAAATCTCTTTGAATACTATGATTAGTTATTACACAATCTCTCACCTCATAACAAACATGCATAGTTTCTAAATTAATTATTTTATTTATAGAATAAAGACATAAATATCCATTTATACCATTTATATAATATTCATAATCATCTAAAGTATCATAATATGTATGACCTGCTTTTGTTTCGATAACTTCACCAGTATTATATACTACACGAGTAGTTATATAAATTGTTATATAATCTATTTTAGAACCTAATCTATCCCAAAAATCGGTAAACCATAAATCTAATGGTATTTTTTTAACATAATCACTTGTGACTCCTGATGAGTCACAAGTTTTTATTAAATGAACTAATGTATTTAAAGTTAAGTGGTCTACTTTATATAAACCAGTATCCATAGTTAATAATTGTAAGTAATTCATTTTTATTCTTTAATTTTTTCTACTTGTACAAAGTCTAAATCAATATTAGTTCTTTTTCCAAATATAGGGACTGATACTACTAGTTTTTGTTTTTCCTTAAAAACTTCTTCAACCATTCCCTTAAACTCAGCAAATATGCCAGTTTTTATACTAATTTCCTCACCGATAGAAAAAATAAAATAATCTATTTTTTCTTTTTCCTTTTCGGCTACCATGTCTTGGGACATTTTTTTAATTTCAGAATCTTTTAAAGTTAAAAAAACTCCTTGTCTATCTTTTAATAATCCACTATGTCCTGAGATATTTCTAATAATATTTCTCATTTCATCTAAATTATTAGTTTCAATAAATAAATATCCAGGATATAACATTTTATCTTTGTGTAATTGCTTACCATTTTTTGCATAAAATACTTTTTCTATAGGAATTAATGTATTGCAATAAATATTTTGCCTATTCATTTCTATTTGAATTTTATGACTAACTACTCTTTCCTTATTAGTTTGTACTCTTAGAGTATACCATTTTGTTTCCATGTTATTTCATATTTTTTTGTTGGTCTTTATACCATTTTAATTCATCTAAAATCTCATCTAAATGATTAGTGATTAAAAAATCTAAATCATCTTCATGTAAATCTAATTTTATTCTAAGAAATTCTTTATCTTTTTTAGATATTGCTTCTTTTTCTCTTTTCTTACCATCACTTTTATTCCATAAAGTAGGAATATATCGAACATCTTTTAAGTGGTAAAACCAAGCGTCCATTGCGGACGCTTTATTTATATTCTTATTATTTAATAATTGAGCTTGTTTTGGAAAATATCTAGATAATCTTTGATTAAAAACAAAAAATGCTAAACTTTTTGTTTCGTCAGAAATATTAAACCAATTTTTTTTATTTTTAAAAAGGGCATCTCCTATAATTTTAATCGGACTTTCATCAGCCATATATATTATTTTATTTGTGTTTCTATTTTATTAATTATATCTTGTGGAATATTTTCTAAACTTAGATTTATTATTTTATAATTTAATTCTAAATTTTGTTTAATTTTATCAAACTCATTACTCCTAACTAATTTCTTTTTTTCACAAATTAAATCAGCAATATTATCTAAAAAATCATCCGCATTTATATCCACATCACCAAATTCCAATTCATATGTATCATACAAACTTTTAGCTCCTGCTCCACCAATACCTCTACGTTTTCCATTCTTTTCAAGTGCCCATACTGATAATATATTATCACCTGCATCACCTGATATTAATTTAATTACTAAAGATTCTGTTGCGTTAACTTCATTAACTTCATATCTTTCCATGAAAGAAGCAACCATTCCTAAAAATTCACCATCATTAGATAATGTGAATATATCATTGTTTATTGCTGCTGATTTAACTTTATCTAAAAAGATTTGATAGTTTTCAGGTAAAAAGATTTTTTGATTAGTATAAACTTCATTAGACATGATATTAATCCATAATGGATCTAATTCATATTTAATTAATTGTTTAATATCATAATCGTTTGATACGATTAAATTACTAATACCTTCTTTATTTGCAGTTTGAGCAATGTAAGAAATCCAATCATCACCTTCTACTTGAGAATATTCAAGTATTTTTACTTTATTCGCTAATTTTGCTTTGAAAGTGTCATAAGTATTATACACGAATTCCCAGTCAATATCGGTATCTTTTTTACGATTTCCTTTATATTCGTTATAATGTTGTTTTCTCCAAGATTTTTCTTTGGAATCAGATACAAAATAAACATTTTCGAAACCGAACCATTGTCTATAGTTATTAACTGACATTTCTAAACTTGTTTCTAAAGCCCCGTATAACAAGTTGTTTTTGTGTAAAGAGAATACATTTCTCTGTAATAAATAATTTCCGTCTAAAATAAGATTAATTTTCAAAATAAAAGTAATTTTTTAATTTTTTTGTTAGGTATTTCACCTGACAAAAAATAAGATTAATTTTCAGATATGTAATGTCATTGTTTAATGACCTACCCTAATCTATTTTTATTAGACCTACCTATCTGAATATTGGTAGTAAGTAATTTACAGATATTTATCATTTAAATAAATCCATCATATAATCCAAAGTGTATTTATCTTTAATAAAATCTTTAAATGTAAATTATAATTTTTAATTATATAAAAAATTTTATTATAAGTTTTTCAGTATTTCTTCAATTCTATCGTCTCGTTCCTCAGCCTGTAATAATTTATCAAGATAATTTTTTATATCATCATCATTTATTAATAACCCATTCTTTTTTAAGGATTTATAAAAAGCAATTCCATGAACATCTATTTGAGTTAAATATAATTGTTGAAAAGTATCTTCTATTATTTCAAATTTTTTACCCAATACTTCAATACTTACTTTAGGATATTGATAAGTAAATGTAGAAGTACCAATTGTATAAGGAAGATAAGTAGTTCCTGTTGATGATGTACTACTTAATGTTGTCGTACTAGATCCTGATGCTCCTGTTATTATTGTTTGGCAATAACCATTGGTTATTGTATTAGTACCATATCTTGATGCTATTGATTTTCTTGGTTTCATATTAATTTATTTTTTCTAAAATATTTTCTAATTGTGTATCTCTTTCTTGCATTTTTAGCATAGTGTCTAAAAAATCAGTTATTTCTTTTACATGAAATTCAATATTCATATTCTTTAATGATTTATAGAATAAAATACCATGAAAATCAATTTGAGCTAAATGAAACTTAGTTGTATCATTTAGATAATAATCTAATTCAAACTTTCTACCTAATAAAGTAATTGTGTATGATTTTGTATAACCATTGGGTCCAGGAAACACAGCAGGTTTTGCTGAACCAATAGCACCTTGTCCAATAGCTATATTTTTTGTTCTTGTTGTATAATTTCCTGACCCACTAGGAATTATATTATTTGTACCTGCTGTAATAGCAGCTTTATTAGCTTTTGCTATTATACTTGTTGAAATTGGTCTTGCCATAATTTATATTTTTTTATTTATATAAATTATTAATAATTAAGTTTTCCGCAGAATAGTTAGTAATTATATAAATTATATATATCATGATCTTGCATGAATTTGATTTTTTTTCGTAGGGGTCTTGAAAAAATAATTTTTTTTTTTGAAATATAAATCGTATATTTATATATAATTTCATGTCATGAACAGAGGAAGAGATTGGAGACGATATAAAGAAAAATGTATCGTAATTAAAAGACTTAAACGAAAAAATAGAAACCTTTATTGGTTTAAAGATGCGAATAAAGTTCGCATCAAAAATCCTCATTGGCATGATTGGTTAGGAACAGAAACTCACTTCTTATTTAAGAATAAAGGTGGGAATGAAAGAAAATCTTATAGGTATTCAGCAAAGTGGAGAAATAGTAAATGTGATTGGTATGGTAAAAAAAGTAAGTGTCGTAATTTTCATAAAAAAATGACAAACCAATTAATAAAAGAATATATATATACAATAAAAACATAATATGATTTCTGATATGATACCTGATAATGATTCTAATTGGATTGTTAAAGGAAATACAATTTATTATAATTATTTGGTTAAAATACCAATTTTATCATATCAAGATGATAAATATTGGGTTATCTTAGATAGAAGATATACAAAAGCATTTATTAAGATGATGGTTTTTCTCTTGAATAAAGGAGTTGAATTTTATTTTAAGTCAAGATTTATTAATACTAAAGAATTATTTGATGTAGATAAAATACATAACTTAAATATAAGAGCATATTTGTTATTATTAGAAGATAGTAATATTTACAAAACTATAAAATCAAATAAATTTCCATTTAATATAATACTAATTAAATATTTGAAAAAATTTAATTGTATGAATGCTTTTATTGAGGAATTACAAGATGTGAAAAAAGAATTATTAGGATCTTATTTTGATTATTATTCAAATAAGAAAATATATACAATACCTGATGAAGAAACTAGAAATATTATACAATCGTTAGATAGAATTATTAAAATTGAATATGTTATTGATTAAAAAAAAGGACGCTATTAAGCGTCCTTTTTTTGTTCTACCCATCCAATTTCGTAAAAATGTCTCAACCAATCATCTAAATCTTTTTTAATTATTATAGACCTTTTGGTCGGAGTTGTGCAATTTTTCTCCATATAATTTATATAGAGTAAGTCGTCTTGTTCAACAATATGAATTGTATATTTTGAACGTTGTTTTTTTAATATCATAATTTTAATTTTTTACCGTTTGTAAAATTCTACTCAAAAGTGAGTTAATTTACTTCCTAATTCATTGAGTGTCTTATGACTGCTCTCCAAAGGAGTTAATTCCCCATAACGGATGGGTATTTTTAATATTTTTAGACCTTCTTGTTCTATATTAATAGCAGCATTTAAATCTCTATCATGGATTATTCCACAATCAGAACAAGTCCATTCACGATCTGACAATTTAAGTTCATGTTTAATAAAACCACAATCTGAACATGTTTTACTTGAAGGAAAAAATCTATCTATATTTATAATATCACGTCCATATAAAATAGATTTATATTTAAGAATTTTTTCGAATCTTCCTAAGTTTAACTCACTTATTGAACGAGCCAATTTATGATTTTTCATCATTCCTTTTACATTTAAGTCTTCCATGCATATAACTTGATTTTCGTTTAATAATGTATTTATTACTTTATGTAAATAATTCTCTTTGATATTTGTTAAGCGTTGATGAAAACGTGCCAAACGTTTTCTTGCTTTTTCTTTATTCTTACCGCCTTTCTTTTTTCTTGAATGTTGTTTTTGAAGTTTGCTTAATTTCTTTTGATTATTTCTAATTGTCTTGATATTTTCAAATTTTTGTCCTTTTGAAGTTATTACAAAATCTTTAATACCTAAATCTATACCTATTATATCATTTTTTGGTTTATCTAATTCTTTTAGAAGGTCACCATCAATTAATATACTTAAATAAAACTCATTAGATTTATTTTTAGATAAGGTAGCAGATCTTATATTTGATTGATTTTTAATCAAATAATTAATATATTTGTTAGATGTCTTAAACTTTAGATCTTTTAATTGTTTTGTTAAGGTTATCTTTGATTTAATAAAATTTTGTTTTCTTGATATAGTATCTATCGGAAATCTACAAGATAATTTATCTTTTTTTGATTTAAACTTTGGGAATCCATTACCTTGTTTAAAAAATCTTGAATAAGCATCTAACATATCTATAATTGATTGTTTTAATACTTTAGTATTATATTCTTGAAGCCAAGAAAATTCAGGATTTTTTGTTAAATCATTATGAAAATATTTACCTAAACTTGATAAGTTGTGGTTGATTTTTAAATCATCATAATCGGTTTTTTTGAGATTAAGACACTTATTATACACAAATCTACATGAACCTAAAAGCATATTAATATAAACTTCTTGTTTTTTATTTGGATATAGCCTTAATTTAACCGCTTTTAACATAATCTATATATTAAAATTATCTACTCATCATATAACTTTTATCTCAATTAAATAATTTTTAGTTAACTAATATCTAACCCAACCTCTTTTTGCTAACCAAGTTCTAGCTTCTAACAAATGATTAGTTTCTTTTCTGATTTGTAATTCTATATTCTTAAGCAAATCTTTTCCGTTTATTTTAGACATCGCTAGTGGAAAATTTTTATTCTTGTTATAAGTTATCGCAAAATCTTTTTTTATTCCGTTAAAATGCTTTAATAAGTCGCTAGTATCATTTTTCAACTTGATCATTTCAAAATTTACTATATCAACTATTTGATTAACATTTATTCTTCTAGAATCTTGTTCTGCTAATTGACCTAAAACATCATCTATTTTATTATCCAATATAAGAGTTATTATATCGTTTTCACGATTTAATGCTTCAGTCAAAACTCCGTGAAGTGCACAATAGTGCTCTCCCTTTACTTTAACCATTTTACCATTAGTAAATTGAACTATCCAACCTTCTATATCTTTAATTTCACCTTTTAATGCTATTAATTCATCTAAAGTTTTTATACCTACAGAAACAGCAGTTTTTATACCAGTAGTATTAAAATCTTCCAATTTCAAATACTCACCAGTTTTATTACATCTTAGACGTAATAAGATTAATTCTGTTTTGTCATATTGTAAAACAATACGGTTTCTTGGAGAAACAAATTCAAATACAGGCATAATATCTTTTTCTAACATAGTTCTTACAAAGTTTTGTAAAACTACGTCAGCATCAAATAAATCTTGTACTTCTTTTGCTTGTTCAGATACAAAAGACATTTTAGATTTAGCCACAATTTTAAGATTAGGCAACATTATGAAGTTAACTACAGATCCATCCTCTTTGATGTAAACATTAGCTACTTCAAAGTTTTTAACAACAGAATACATAGAACATGGAGTTTGGTCCACGTTAAAAAACTTATCTAATAAGATATATCTTTTAAATAAAGTTCCATCTGTATTAAATACAAAGGTTATACCACGCATTTCATGCCCTTTAACATCGGTTCCTTCTAATGCTTCTACAAAATGCTTAAAATTTGCCAGCCGGTAATTAAAAGTTGATATTTGAAAATTATCTATTTGAGTTTTTACTTCGTAAAATACTAACTCACCATGAGCATCGCACATATCTTTACATTCTTCGTAAGAAGGTAAATAGTAGGAATGTATGTTGTAGTTGTAATTTTTCATGACTTATTTTTTTAATAAATCAAATATACGAAAAAAATTTCAAATTACTCTAAATTTTTTAGGTGATAATAATCATCTTTAGATACTTCCTTTAAGAAAAATTTTCCAGTATATATTTTTATATATGGATATTTTTGAATATATTCCATAATATCTTTTTTATACTCATCTTTTTCTAATGAAAGTATATTTATACCATAAATATACTTATGTAGATTTTTTATATCTTTTAAAATTCTCTCTTCAAATTCAACTTCTAAAGTAGAAGTTTGATCTTTATTTTTTAATATACCTTCACCATTTGGTGTATATCTTGGTCCATTAGTAATTTTATCAAAATTAGATTTGCTAAAATTTTTTCTTTTTATAGAATCTTTTTCTACCCATTCCGTTCTATTTTTTGGATTCTTTTTAAGTGCCCACTCATCTAATGGATAAGATCTATAACCATCTTTTAATAAGAGATCTCTATCTAAAATTATTCTATAGTTATATATATTTCCTAGATTTCCATCTAGTCCATATAGTTTGGATCTTGTTAAACAAATACCTATAGGACCTCTTGATACAAAAGAAGATATTTTTAAAATATCTTCTTTTAAGATATTTCTTAAAGAAGAAGTAACATGATATAATGGATGTATATTATCTTTAAAATCAACACCTTCTTCTATTAGCCATTCTTTTAATTTTTTTAAATAATTCATGTTTTTATTCTAAATTTTTTATCATTAGAGCATTATTTCCTTGATGTAAAAAAACATTAAATCCAAATGATTCATATAGTTTTATTAAACGAGATAAATCTCTTTTAATATTTATAGGTGAGCAGTTTAAATAAATTCTTTTAATTCCTAATTCTTTTGCTTTATTAATAGATAACTCTAGTAATTTTTTAGCATATCCTTTTCCTCTAAATTTTTGATCAATATAGATATTTTCAATATGTAAAAATATATCTTCAGGAAATAATTCATTGTATTCTTCTTCAGTTATATCATCTTCAAAATACCAATAAGCATTTGTTTTTATATCTAAAAAACAACTACCTACAAAACTATTTTTATCACGTAATGCTATTACATAGCTATCTTCATTATCTTGAGTTGTAATTATTTTTACATTCTCATTAATACAAAAATACCTATATGATTTTAAGTTTTTCATATAGGTATATATTATATTTTTAATATTTAATTTTTGCTTTTTTCCAATCTCTTGTCCAATGAGCATCAGATGTTTGTACATGGTCTTTTCTAACATATTTTAACAAACTATTAGAAAAATCTTCATCTTGAAAACTATTTCTTAAACGAACAACCACCCCTTCTCTTAATCCACCTAAAGCAGAAGGTTGTGATGCTAAATCAATAACTAACTTTTCTAATACTTTATCAACAGTTGTCATACCCTTAAAAAGAACAGGTACAGTTGGTATGTCTAATAAATAAGAATATTCTTCTACATCATCCCAACTTAACCAAGTATTTTTATGTCTTATTCCAAACATATAAAAATAAGACGTTAATTCAGAATATTCTATGGAATGTACTCCATACATATTTTCTCCGAAGATAAACATATCATCTTCTATATCTGATTTAATTCTAGAATGTAATTCCCACATTTTAACATCCCAAGAGTTTTTAGTGGGTTCAACATGAGATCTACCAAATACTGCTATATTAGAGCACGCAGTATTACTTCCATCCATTTTTTCAGTGATAATTATATTAGGGCCCAATAATGTGCTTACATCATTATTAATTCTATCATCATTTTTTGCTCCAGGTGAATATGGAAAATGATAAGAACGTGGATATTTTGTTTTCAAAACTTTTAATTTTTACAAATATAAGTATCTTTTTTCATAAAACAAAATATAATTAAAAAAATACTTATGAAGGAAATAACAGTAGAACAAGCTACAAAGCATATAGAGTATATGGAATCGAAAAAATTAACTATAAAATATGAGTCTTTATATAACCATTTATGTGAGTTTAAGGAAGCATGTATAAATAAAAGAATTTATATTACTCAGCAAAAATTTGAACAAGCTGCCTATTGTAGAGATATAGAAAGACAAATTATTAATAAAATTGGAAATGATCTCCCTTCTTTACTCAGAGATCTTGTATTAGAAGAAATACTTAACTCATAAAAATATAAATATGACACAATTAACAGCTGAAAAAATTCTAAGTTATTTAGAATTAAATAGCTATAACAATATTATTAATAGAATAATCTTATACAGGTTTATTGATTATCTTAAATATGTAAATGTAAATAAAATGATATATATAGCTTCTGAAAATCAAAAAGAAATTGAAAAATGTATAGAGATGGAAAATGAAACTATTGAAAAAATAAAAAAGGAATTTCCATCTCTATACAGAGATATTGTATTAGACGAGTTGTTAAATGGATTAAATTAATTAATCCATTTTACTATTGTATCTCCTTTATATCCTTTTTCCCAACAATACCAACCGTAAGCTACAGCACTTCCTCCACTTCTTTTCATTCCTCCAAAATCCGCATTTTTTGCACACGTAATTCTTGAAGATGATACAAAAATTACTTTTGGTGGATGCTCTTCAAATAATTTCTTACGAGCTTTTCCCTCAAGGAAAAGCACTTTTAGAAACATACATACATTACTTCCATCATTTACTAAATCCAATGCTTTATATACAAATTGATTAGCTAATGAATAAGGAGGATTTGTGACGATATCCCCATCAAACTTTCCTGTCTGAGCTAAGAAATCTATCCCTGTTTCACCATACCCTCTATCAATTAAATCTGTTGATTTTACATTGAATCCGCTATCTTCAAATACTTTTGATAGATGTCCTTCACCTGCTGAACATTCCCATATATTATTATTTAATTGATAATTCTGTATTAATAAAGTAGCTGCTATAGGGTCAGTTGCATAAAAGTCATTTGTTTCTCTTTCTTCGTCTGTATGTGTTGAAGAACCTAATGTTTTAAATACGCTTTGGATATTACCTGTCCAATCTTTTTTTGTTTTTGCCATTTTTTATTTTTTATTTTTTAGAAATTAATTCAAATTTGATTTTACCACAGTCATATATTTTGTTGATGCCTAGATTTTCCATAATTTGAGATTCTGTTAAAGATATATCATGACCTAATTTTTGAAGTTTATTTTTAGTAAAATTTTGTTTAGATTTTCTTATGTTATCAACAATATATTTATAGTCAGGTTTAGATTCACTTAAAAGATTAAAACCTAATTTAAAGTAGAGATTTCCATTAGACCAATCTTTATCAGCATAACTAATAATCCTTTTAGGTTTGTTTTCTTTAATAAAGTAATTTAATAATTTAGATGCCCCACCTACAACATTAGTGTTTAATAAATTACAAAATCTATTTAAATTCCAACCTGATTCTTCCATATTTAAACGTCCTTCTTTTTTATCAAAACACATTAAACTAACTAAAACTCCATTATGGTAAAGACCATATGCTTTATTACAAACAACAAATCCTTGTATATGATTTTGATTTAAAAAATTTCTATATTCTTCTACATTTACTATTTGTTTCACCAAGCATTTTCGAGCATATATTTTAGTTTTAGTAATTCCTAACCAATTATTTATTTGAGATTTAATTATATTTAAATTATTATCAAAATCATCTTCATAAATAAATTTTATGTCAATTTGACGTTCTTTAAAATAATTCAATTTATTAATATGATAATTTGAATCTTTGAATTTTTCAGAATGCCAGTATAATCCATTAAATTCTATGCCTAATTTAAGATCAGGTAAATATATATCTATTTCTATACCATCACGATATCCTGAAATAATTTCTCCATTATAAATTGATTTAATATATTCTAATAAAATCTTTTCTTTAATAGATTTGTTATCCCCTATGGGATAACAAATCGTACAAAGTGGTAAATTTGTTTTTGATCTTCCATGGAAATTATCACAATTAATTTCAAATTCATGATCTTTATTTAAATCACATTTAAATATAGAAGTATAATTATTTATATATTTAATATAATTAGGATGTTGACCTATTATAGTATTTATTTTACTTTCTTCTGATTTTTTATAATTATCTACACCATATTTATTTATATTTGAATCTTTTGATTTAGTTAAATAATCTTCACTTTTTATGTAGAATTCAACCCCATATTTTTCTAAATTTGTTTGTTTAATTTTTTCTTTAATTTCTTCATTTTGAAAAACGTTAACAACCCCATATTTTTCTAAATTTGTTTGTTTAATTTTTTCTTTAATTTCTTCATTTTGAAAAACGTTAACAACCCCATACTTTTCTAAATTAGTTTCTTTTATTCTATCTTTAAAAGTATTGGTTTTAGAATAATGTTCAACTCCATATTTTTCTAAATTAGTTTGTTTAAAATTATTTAAATATTCTTTAGTTTTAGAATAATTTTCAACACCATATTTATCTAAATTAGTTTGTTTAATTTTTTCCTTACATTCAGAAGTTTTAGAATAATACTCAATCCCGTATTTTTCTAAGTTAGTTTCTTTAATTTTATTTTTAAATTTTTCAACTTTCATAGGGTTATCAACTCCGTATTTTTCTAAATTAGTTTGTTTGCCTTTTTCTTTAATAATTTTATTTTGTGTAGGATTTTCAACACCATATTTATCTAAATTAGTTAATTTATTTTTTTCTTGAGAACATTTACCTTTACAACTATAAAAATTATAGTTACCAATATTTTTATTATATAAATAATATTGAGTCTTTTTTTCTATTCCACAAATATCACAAACAACATCAACTTCTATAAGGGAAGTTGATTTTAAGTGAATTATATCAAATTCAATAGTATTATCATTAGAATTATAAACACCTTTGTCTAAATAATATTTATAATGACTTTTATTTGGTACTATAATTTTTTTAGTAATTAGCATTAATTTATTTTCTTTTATATATTATTTCATCAATTATTCCATAATCTTTAGCTTCTTTAGCACTCAGCCAATAATCTCTATCACCGTCTTTTAATACTTTATTATAATCTTGTCCTGTGCTTTCAGAAATTATAGTGTATAATTCTTTTTTTAAGTGATTAATTTCTTTTGCTTCAATTTCTATTTCGATTGCTTGTGAAAAACCTAAAAATCCAGATGGTTGATGTATCATAACTCTTGAACGTTTTAATGATTTTCTTTTTCCTTTAGCCCCTGAACATAAAATTATAGCCCCCATTGAAGCTGCTAATCCAGTATTAATTGTACATACATCTGGTTTTATATATTCAATTGTATCTAATAATCCTAAACCATCATACACACTACCTCCTGGACTGTTTATATATAAATTTATATCTTTATTTGGGTCTAGTTGTTCTAGATAAATTAGTTGTGCTTTGAGAATATCACATAACATATCATCAATTTCTCCAGATAGAAATAAGATTCTATCATCTAATAATTTAGTAAAAACATCTACATAACCACCTGTTCTATCATCAGATATTATAGGGGATACATTATTTTTATGGTATTTAATATAAGATTGTGGTATTTTTTTACTTATTAAGTATTTTTCAAAATCCTTCATATTATTTTTTATTTTCATATAATTTTTTTCAAAAAAGTTTAAAAACATTAATTATATAGTTAATTCAAATTTCATTTTACCACAGTCGTAAATTTTGTTAATACCTAAATTATCCATAATTTGAGATTCTGTTAAAGATATATCATGCCCTAATTTTTGAAGTTTGGATTTTGTAAAATTTTGTTTAGACTTTCTAATATTATCAACAATATATTTATAATCAGGCTTAGATTCATTAACTAATTTAAACCCTAATACTTTATATAAATTACCATTAGACCAATCTTTATCGGCATAACTTATGATTCGTGAAGGGTTATTTTCTCTAATAAAATGATTTAATAATTTTGATGCTCCTCCTATTATTTGATGGTTTAACAAATTACAAAATCTATTTAAATTCCACTCATTTTCAGACATATTTAAACGTCCTTCTTTTTTATCAAAACACATTAAACTAACTAAATTATTATTATAATAAAGTCCATAAACTAATTTAGAAGCAACAAAACCTTGAATATGATTTTGATTTAAAAAATCTCTATATTCTTCTGTACTAACTTTTTTAATAAGAGTTTTTCTTGCATAAATTTTAGTTTTAGATAATCCTAACCAATTATTAATTTGAGATTTAATTATATCTAAATTATTATCAAAGTCATCTTCCCAAATAAATTTTATATCAATATCATTTCCTTTAAAGTATTCTTTTTTATTTATATGATAGTAATTTTCTTTAAATTTATTAGAATGCCAGTAAAGACCATTAAATTCTATACCAATCTTAATTTCAGGTAAATATATATCTATTTCAATTCCATCTCTATACCCTGAAATAATCTCTCCGTTATAGATACTTTGAATATATTCTAATAAAATTTTTTCTTTAATAGATTTATTATCATTAATAGGATAACAAATAGTACATAAAGGTATATTTTGATTATTTCTACTATGGAAATTATCAACATGTATTTCAAATTCATGATCTTTATTTAAATCACATTTAAATAAAGATCTATTATTATCTATATATTTTATATAATAATTGTTATTTGATATGATATAACTATATCGGCTTTCTTCAGATTTTTTATAAATATCAACCCCATATTTTTCTAAATTAGTTTGTTTAAGTTTATTTAATATATTTATATTTTGTAATACATGTTCAACTCCATATCTATTTAAATTAGTTTTAACAATTTTATCATTACATTCTTTAGTTTGTGAATAATATTCAACCCCATATCTATTTAAATTAGTTTTAACAATTTTATCATTACATTCTTCTGTTTTTCTATAGTTATCCACCCCATATTTATTTAAATTAGTTTGTTTAACTTTTTGTTTATATTCTTCTGTTTTCGAATAGTATTCAGACCCATATTTTTCTAAATTAGTTTGTTTAACGGATTTATTATAAAATTCAGTTTGTGAAATATGTTCAACTCCATATTTTTCTAAATTAGTTTGCTTAACTTTTTCTTTATATTCATCAGTTTTTGAATAATGAGAACCAAATTTATCTATATTAGTTTGTTTAATTTTTTCTTTTATATCATTATTTTGTGAAACATGTTCAACTCCATATTTTTCTAAATTAGTTTGCTTAACTTTTTCTTTTATATCTTTGTTTTGTTGAACAAACTCAACTCCATATTTTTCTAAATTAGTTTTTTTAGTCTTTATTAGACTGCATTTTTTACTACAAGAAAAAATATTATATTTTTTAATATTTTCATTATAGTTTTTAAAAGATATTTTTTTTTTATTATTACAAATATCACATTCTGCTTCAATTAAAGTTGAAGCATTTTTTCGCAAAATGGATATATCAATTTCTATTGTATTTTTTTCTTTGTTTAAAACCCCTTTGTCTAAATAGTATTTAGAATATTTAGAAATAGGTATTATAATATTTTTTGTTATTAGCATAATATTATATATTAAAAAAGATTAAAAAGATTAAAAACGAATATTTAATAATAATATATATACTATAATTAAAAAAAAATAATATTATGAAAACAACAATCGAAATTAATGGTTACGAAGTAGTAATTGAAGAAACAGAAGGTGTTTTAACAGTTAAAGCTCAAAAAGACGAAGAAACAATCGAAGAATTTGAAATTGACACTACAGAAGAAGGTGAAGGCGAAGGCGTTCAAGCTTTTGGTGAAGGTGAAGATGACGAAGATTTTGAAGATGAAGATGGTGAAGACTTCGGTGATGAAGACGGAGAAGACTTTGGTGACGAAGAATTTGAAGAAGGTGAAGAATCAGCTCAAGACGAAGAAGAAACTAAATTAGAATCTTTCAATTCTTTTATCAAAAAAAGAAAATAATTTCTTATTAAATAAGACTTCGCTAATTATAGTGGAGTCTTATTTAATTTCTTAATTAATTCAAATTTCATTTTTCCACAGTCATAGATTTTGTTAATGCCTAAATTATCCATAATTTGAGATTCTGTTAAAGATATATCATGCCCTAATTTTTGAAGTTTGGATTTTGTAAAATTTTGTTTAGATTTTCTAACATTATCAACTATATATTTATAATCGGGTTTAGATTCATTAACTAATGTAAATCCTAATTTAAAATATAAATTACCATTAGACCAATCTTTATCAGCATAGCTAATTATTCTTGAAGGGTTATTTTGTTTAATAAAGTGATTTAAAAGTTTTGATGCACCACCAATTACTTGATAATTTAATAGATTACAGAATCTATTTAAATTCCATTCTCCTTCTTTCATATTTAACCTTCCTTCTTTTTTATCAAAACACATTAAACTAACTAATTCATTGTTATAATAAAGACCATAAGCTTTATTACAAGTAACAAATCCTTGAATATGATTATTATTTAAAAAATTTCTATACTCATCTACATTTTCAATTTGTCTAACTTTTGTTTTACGAGCATAAATTTTATTAGATAATCCTAACCAATTATTAATTTGAGATTTAATTATATCAAAATTATTATCAAAATCATCTTCATAAATAAATTTAAGATTTATATTTTTTTCTTTAAAATATATTTGCTTATTAATATGATAATTAGATTCTTTAAACTTATTAGAATGCCAGTAAAGACCATTAAATTCTATGCCTAATTTTAATTCAGGTAAGAAAATATCAATTTCTATACCATCTCTATATCCACTAATAATTTGACCTGAATAAATAGTTTTTATGTACTCTAAAAGGATTTTTTCTTTAATAGATTTTTGATCATTAATTGGATAACAAATCGTACAAATAGGTAAATTAGAATTTATTCTACTATAAAAATTATCACCATAAATTTGAAATTCATGATCTTTATTTAAATCACATTTAAATAAAGATATTCTATCATTTAGATATTTAATATAATTAGGATGATTTGATATTATGAAATTTTCTCTACTTTCTTCTGATTTAGAAAAATTATCAACCCCATATTTTTCTAAATTGGTCTGTTTAATTTTTTCTTTAATTTGATTATTTTGGAAGGTAAATTCAACACCATATTTTTCTAAATTAGAATTTTTAGTTTTTATTAAACATTCTTTTGTTTTAGCATAGTTATCAACATCATATTTTTCTAAATTAGTTTTTTTACTTTTTTCTTTAATTATATTGGATTGAGAAGCAAATTTTACTCCATATTTCTCTAAATTGGTTTTTTTTAATTTATCTTGAATTTCTTTGCTTTGTAAAGCATGTTCCACTCCATATTTCTCTAAATTGGTTTTTTTTAATTTATCTTGAATTTCTTTGCTTTGTAAAGCATGTTCCACTCCATATTTCTCTAAATTGGTTTGTTTAATTTTTTGTTTAATTTTTTCATTTTGTGAAATATTTTCCACTCCATATTTTTCTAAATTAGTTTTTTTTGATTTATCTTGAATTTCTTTGCTTTGTAAAACATATTCCACTCCATATTTTTCTAAATTAGTTTTTTTCCTTTTAATACTACAACATTTATTACAAGTATATATACTATTATTTTTAATATTTTTAATATACAAAAAATATTTTGTTTTTTTCTTTATTTCACATATGTCACATTTTACTTCAACTTCTATTTTAGAATTTAGATTTAAATATTTAAGTTCAAATTCTAAAGTATTATCATCATAATTCATTACTCCTTTACTAAGGTATTTTTTATATTGTTTATTATAATTTATTTTTATAATTTTAGTAATTAACATATTTTTTAATTATATTATATTAATATATATTAATAGTTCAAAAAATAAAAAATAACGAATATGAGAATAATGAAATTTAACGAAGAAGGTGAAGAAGGTGAAGATGGTGACATCAAAGCTTTTGGAGACGAAGAAGGTGGCGATGACTTCGGTGGAGCTCCACAAGATGAAGAAACTAAATTAGAATCTTTCAATTCTTTTATCAAAAGAAGAAATTAATTTCTCATTAAATAATGAGAAATTAATTTAATAAGAGTTACTAAATAAGAAGGTTTTTATTTTTATAAAGTTAGTTCAAATTTCATTTTACCACAATCATAGATTTTATTAATACCTAAATTTTCCATAATTTTAGATTCTGTTAAAGATATATCATGACCTAATTTAGATAGTTTAGCTTTTGTAAAATTTTGTTTAGATTTTCTTAATCCATCAATGACGTATTTATAATCAGGTTTAGATTCATTAACTAACGTAAATCCTAATGTAAAATATAAATTTCCATTAGACCAATCTTTATCAGCATAACTAATAATTCTTTTAGGATTATTAGTTTTTATAAAATAGTTTAATAATTTAGAAGCTCCTCCAATAACATTGGTATTTAATAAATTACAAAATCTATTCAAATTCCATTCATTATCAGACATGTTTAATCTTCCTTCTTTTTTATCAAATGACATTAAACTAACTAATTGATTTTGATAATATAATCCATATACTAATTTAGAAGGAACAAACCCTTGAATATGATTCTTATTTAAGAAATTTTTATATTCATCTACACTTATTACTTGTTTAAGTTCAGTTTTACGAGCATATATTTTATTATCAGTTATGCCTAACCAATTAGATATTTGAGATTTTATAATATCTAAATTAGTATTAAAATCATCCTCATAAATAAATTTTATATCTATACCTTTTCCTTTAAACCAATTTAATTTATTAAGATGATAATTAGATTCTTTAAATTTATTAGAGTGCCAGTAAAGACCATTAAATTCTATACCTAACTTTAATTCAGGTAAATAAATATCAATTTCTATACCATCTCTATAACCGCTAATTATTTCTCCATTATATATGGATTTAATATATTCTAAAAGTATTTTTTCTTTAATAGATTTTTGATCTCCAATAGGATAGCAAATTGTACAAAGAGGTATATTATAATTTACTCTGCTAAGAAAATTATAAATATGAATTTCAAATTCATGGTCTTTATTTAAATCACATTTAAATAAAGATAAACCTTCATTAATATATTTAATATAATTTGGATGTTGACCTAATTTTGTGTTTAATTTGCTTTCTTCAGATTTTTTATAATTGTCAACTCCAAATTTTTTTAAATTAATTTTTCTAATTTTTTCTTTGAATTTTTCAGTTTTAGAAAAATACTCAACTTTATATTTCTCTAAATTAGTTTTTTTAGCTTTTTCTATAATTTTTTCATTTTTTGATGCGTTTTCTACACCATATTTTTTAAAATTGGTTTTATTAGCTTTTTCTCTAATTTCTTTAACTTTTGATGGATTGTCAACACCATAATTTTCTAAACAAGTTTTTTTCTTTTTTATATTAGAACATTGTCCATGACAAGAATAAAAATTATATTTTTTTATATTCTTTAAATATAATCCATAAGGTGTCTTTATTTGTTTTAAACAAATATCACATATCACCTCAATGATTATTGTTGAACTAGGTTTTAAATGAATTATATCAAACTCAATAGTATTATTTATGGTATTTATAGTACCAATATTTCTATAACATATATGTTGTCCTTTATTTGGAACTTTTATTGTTTTTGTAATTAACATTTTAAAAAATTTATTATTATAATTTAATATATATTAAAAGTTAATAAAAACAATACTAAAAAAATGAAAATAATAAAGTTTAACGAAGCTTTTTCTAATAGAAAAGAATTAAAATATGAAGCTTATGATATCGATGATAATTTATTATATCAAAAAACACAGATTCATATGGAACACTTAATTGGTACCAATTGGGTACCACAAGATGTTTCTACTTCGGAATTTGCTGATGTAAGAAATGATAAAGAAAATTGGAGAGTTCCTAATGGGGCATTTTCTGAATTTAGAGATAATGGACCTCGTGGAAAAATGGCTTTTATAGAGGATTTTACAACAGCCATTAAAAATGGTTCTTTTGGGCCTAGTTGGGATGCTTTTTTAAAATGTTTAGAAGAAGCAAATTTATTTGCTATCATTACAGCAAGAGGACACGAACCTGAAACCATAAGAAAAGGTATTGAATGGGTTATTGATAATTATTTAGATGAAAATCAACAATTCTTATTATATAGTAATTGTTTAAAACATTCTTATATATTTGGTGATGAAGATATAGATTCTTATGATAGAATACCTAAAGGAGAATTGAGTCAAACACCATTAGTTAAAAAGTATTTAGATAATTGTTATTACTTTGGAGTTAGTTCAACTTGGTTTGCTAATGAATTTGGTTCTGCTAATGCAGATAATCCAGAAAAAGGTAAACAAGCAGCACTTGATTTCTTTATTAATAAGTGTAATGAATATGCTGAAAAAATAAATGCTAAATCTGTGTCTATTTCTTTTTCAGATGATGATAAAAGAAATATAGCTCACGTTGAGAAATTTTTCCACGAGAAAATAACCGATTTAATGGAATTTGATAGAGAAACACATTTAAGATTGTATGATACATCGGATAGAAGTATCCCTGGAGGAAGTCAAAATAAAATTACGATTAATCCATTAGATGAAAAAATATCAACATCAAGTGATTTAGGTTCTTCTGTTTTACCATTTACTAAATGGAATAATTTGACTCAACAATTATACCCAAATAGTAAAGATGCTCCAAAAGATGATTATCATAATCGCTTTAAAAACAATATTAATCAATTAGGAGATTTAAATAAAAAAGAAGGTGGTAAAAAAAAATTTTAACACCAATTGATGATAAAGAAGAATTAATTGATTATCTTTTGAAAGTTCAAAATAAATTTGATAAAGATCAATTGTGGCGAATGAAATTAGAAGAAATACAAGATATATACAAAAAAATCCAGTAAATTACTACTGGATTTTTTTGATTAAACCTAATTTATACTTTGTTAAGAAATCCTCTACATAATTTCTATTATACATTTCATATATCTTAACATAATTATCTGTAGCAAATTGTCTAAACCAACCCGAACATAAAGTAGTACATATTCTCATTAATGCCCATTCTATACTTTCTACTGACGTAAAAAATGGCTGACCACCAAATAAAGCAGGTAATACCTTTCTTTCTAAGGCAATTACATACCCTTCTTCTAAGACACATTTACATTTGTCTTCATAAGAAAAGTTATCCCATAAAGATTTTAAACATTTAACAGAATCTTTAGTTTCTAACATTCTATTATAGATTGGTTCTTCATAATGTGCTACCATTTCATGCATTTCGTCATGAATAAAGTAAGATTTAACAAACTTTGTGCTTTGTCCAAAAAAACTTTTAGTGCTTTTCATTAAAGAAGGTGTTTTTAACTTTCCTAACCTATTTTCCGTTTCTGAAAAAGCTATTTTAGTTATATCTTTTAACACATCATTATTATTTAACTTCTCACTTAAAAAGCAATAATCATTAATATGTTTTTTAAACTTTAATGGAAAATGTATGTGACTCTTTTTAAGAGAGAATAAAGTTTCAGGACTAGCATATTTAAGACCATATTTTGCCTTTTCTTTCTCTACATAAAGAGCATTAGCAACTGAATTATCAGTTAATAAAATTTCAACATTCATAGTGTCAAAAATTTCATTTTTATTTTGTATATTATACAACGATATGATACCATCACCTTCTTTAGAAGATGATGGATTTAATAGCTCAATTAAATATTGAGCATCTTCTTTACTACCAATAACATCTGTATCTTTTGGTATTTTATCCAAAAAAGGATAATTATATTTAAGTGCTTTTGATCCTACTATTAACATATTATTTAATAATTAAAGTTGTGTCTGTTACATAATTATATATATTATACCCTACTTTATAGTAGTAAGTTGATTTATCTGTTATTTTTTCTAATTCATAGTCTTTAACCATAAAAGTATGTGTATCAAACACTATAACTCCTATATGTTTTCCTTTTAATGCTTCAATCGGTTTTTGTTTAACTTCTATAGAAACTTTATCCATAGAAGTTCCAATTATAACCCAACCAAAGATAAAAATACAAATTAAACTAACTATAGATATTGGTAGTAAAGAATCATTATCATCTGCAATAGCTTTAAATAATAATCCTAAACTTAATAGAGTAAAATATATTAAGAGATTTAATATCATATTTTATATTTAATCGTCTTCGTATGAAGAATCTTCATCTTCATCATAAGAACTTTCATAAGAACTTTCTTCTTCATAAGAACTTTCCTCATAGAAGATTTCAACATCTCGAAATAGATTTTCGTCAATATCTACATCAAGTTCTGCTTCTTTTGCTTCTTTTAATAACTTTTTTAACTCAGTAGTACTTTTAGTACGACCATTCATATCATAATTATCAACTAATATTGATAATCTTTTGTAAAAATCTAGGATATCAATTGTTTTTTCCATATTAATTATTATTTAATTTTTTAATTTAAAACTTCCTAATTCACTGAGTGTCTCATGACTGCTCTCCAAAGGCGTTAATTTCCCATCATGAATGGGTATTTTATTTTTATATAATTCTAAATAGATTTTTAGACCTTCTTGTTCTATATTAATAGAAGCATTTAAGTCTCTATCATGAATTATTCCACAATCAGGACATATCCATTCACGATCTGATAATTTTAAATCGTGGTTAATATAACCACAATCCGAACAAGTTTTAGAACTTGGGAAATATCTATCTATATTTATTACTTGACGATTATACCAATTAGATTTATATTTAAGTATTGTTTCAAATCTATAAAGACTTAATTCACTTATTGAGCGAGCCAATTTATGATTTTTTAATAATCCTTTAACATTTAAATCTTCCATACATATAACTTGATTTTCGTTTAATAATGTATTGACTATTTTATGTAAATAATTTTCTTTGATATTGGTTAATCTTTGGTAAAAACGTGCCAAACGTTTTCTTGCTTTTTCTTTATTTTTACTTCCTTTTTTCTTTCTACTATGCTGTTTTTGTAAAGAACTTAATTTTTCCTGATTATTTCTAATTGTCTTGATGTTTTCAAACTTTTCTCCTTTTGATGTGATAACAAAATCTTTAATTCCTAAATCTATACCTATAGAAAAATTATTAGGATTATCTAAAGTTTTAATTAAATCTCCATCAATTAATATACTCAAATAGTATTCATTAGATTTATTTTTAGATAAAGTTGCTGATCTTATATTTGATTGATTTTTTATCAAATAATTAATATATTTGTCAGATGTCTTAAACTTTAGATCTTTTAACTGCTTTGTTAATTTAATCTTGCTTTTTAAAAAATCTTGTTTTTTAGAAATTGCTTCATAAGTAAATCTACAAGATAATTTATCTTTTTTAGATTTAAACTTTGGAAATCCATTCTTCTGTTTAAAGAATCTTGAATAAGCATCTAACATATCAATTAAAGATTGATTAAATACTTTGGTATTATGCTCTTTTAACCATTCAAAATTAGGATTTTTAACTAATTCATTTCTAAAAAACTTATCTAAAGTTGATAAATTATGATTAATTTTTAGTTCTTTATAATCATTAATTTTTTTGTTAAGACATTGATTATATATAAATCTACATGAACCTAATAACTTATTAATATAAACTTCTTGATCTTTAGTTGGATATAATCTTAATTTAATAGCTCTTAACATAATCTATATATTAAAAATTATGTTGTATCTAGGATATCCATTTTTTAATTATTTAGTATTTTATTAATTTTAATTTCTCTCATGTCTGATTTTTTTATAAATCTAATCTCATTATAATAAAAAGAATCATTACTATCATTTTCAATTAGTAAATCCCCAGAATATGTAACATCTTCTACTTTATATTCTTGGAATAGGGTTAATGATGCTTTCCCATTTATTACGCATACGACTATTTCACCTTTTTCAAAATTTTTATTTGCCATTTTTTAAATTATTTATACAAATATAAGAAATTTTTCAATAAAAACAAAAATTATTATTTATAATATAAAAATTATGGATAAATATAATAACTATTTTTTAATACATACTTTATATGAATTTTAATGATTCAAATATAATAACTTTAAAAATAAAAATTAAATCATTTTCAAATGAAAAACTGATAGATGATAAGATCTTTATGTATACTGGTTGTTATAATTATCTTTATAAATGTTTTGAACAGATTAGTGATAAACAATTCTTTAAAGAAACAATGTTAAAATTTAATGTAAATGACACTGAATTAGATTCTATTGTCAGTCAAATTAAAATTAAAAAAGATACTGAAATAACTAATAATAAAAAGAAATTAAATAGAATTGAAGAACTTTATAAATCAATAGAAAGTTTAAATAATAATAAAAATATTTTTAAATGGACTCAAAAAATAGAATTTCTAAAAAAATCTATTAAAAATAATGAAGTTTTTGGTAAAAGATCTTTATTACAATCCATAACTAAAGACGCTAACAAAGGTATTAGAGATTCTAAGAAAATTAGAGAATGGAAAGAAAGTAGAAAAAGAAATATTTATATAGTTGGCGAAGCAAATCAAAAAGGTAATAGATTCGTTAAATTTAATCTTTTAGAAAATAATGTTGAATATAGACCTAAACATGGCTTAAAATGTGTAATAGAACTTCATAAATATAAAGATAAAAGAATTGATTTTAATAAACTTCAATACTTAATTGATAATAAAGAAATTTCTATAACAACAACAATTAATAAAGAATATATTTGCTTAACATTTGATCTAAATTCTTATTTAGGAATTAACCAAAGATTAAAAGAAATTAAATCAAATCTTCAAAAAGAGATTAAAGAAAAGTTTATAACTGATAAACAAGTTATTAAAGATATGTATTCTGTTGAATATAAGAAATTAGAACAAGAATTATCAATTAAAAAGATTAAAAATAGATATTGTTCAATTGATATGAATCCTGATGGAATTGGTATTTCTATATTTGATTCAAAAAATGATAAGCAAATCTTTTTAGAAAAATTCTATATAGATTATTCAAAAAATAACTTAAATTTGAAATTATCAACAGAACATCAATTAAACCTTAAACAAACTAATAAACGTAAAGCTGAAATACTTTATTCACTATCAAGATTATTTGAAAAATTAAGACATTATCAAGTTTACAACTTTGTTATGGAAGAACTTAATTTTACTGATATTGATGGTAAAAAAGTTAATAATATAAAAATAAATAACGTATGGAATAAAGACCTTATAATCAGGAAAATTAAAAAAGAGATTTGTTTATCAGGAATGAATTTAATAGAGGTTAATCCGATATATACAAGTTTCATAGGGAATATACAACATGAAGAATTTGATCCAATTGCCGCCTCAATAGAGATTGGTAGAAGAGGATTTAATAAATATAAAAAAGGAAGTAGTTTCTACCCAAAAATTTTAATTAAAGATATTGACACTTTGGAATTAATAACTAATAAAAAGTTATTAAATGATGCTCAAAATTTAAATGATTTAAATTGGAAATTACTTTACAAAAACTACTCAAAATTTAGATGGCGTAGGTCTTTAAGTAATTTTAATTACAAAAAGATTAGGATAGGTAATAAATTATCAAAAACAAAATTAATTTATAAATTATATGATTCTAAATAAAGCATATATAATAAACACGATACAAGATATAGTCAATAAAAAGTCAAATAATCCAAATAGAAGGAAAATTGTCGTTTATAACGACAGAATTAACTTCTGTTGTCCAGTATGTGGTGATTCAACTAAAAATGACCGAGCAAAAAGAGGTAATTTATATTTTGATAAATTATTCTTTATTTGTTTTAATGATGGTTGTAAAGGTAGTTTATTGTCCTTATGTAAAACTTTTGATATTCAAATAGATTTAGATAAAAAATTAGAATTAATAGATTATATCAGTAAAGATATAACATATAATGATTATAAAAATTCTGATTTATCTGATGCTAATTTAGACCATTTATTAGATTTATCTGCTATAACTGAAATATTTTCTACAGGGGAACATAATATAACTGATTTTCAACCTGTTCAAAAAAATAGTGTAATATACAATTATTTAGTAGGTAGAGGTATTTTTGATGAAAAACATACAAACATATATGAAGCTAATTATTGGAATAAAAATCGGTATGAACCTATTGTTTGTTTTTTGAATAGAAAAGATGATAAAGTATTAGGTATTCAAATAAGAAATATTAAAGATGGGAAATATAGATGGTTTAAAATATTTAATTATGAAACTTTGGCTAAATGGGTAAATAAAGTCGATGAATTAGATATGGATATTAATGATATTATACTAAATAATAAATTAAGTCAGTATTTTAATATATTAAATGTTAGTTTTTATAATCAAATAACTATATTTGAAGGATTTATAGATTCTTTGTTTTATCCTAATGCTATTGGATGTTGTGGTACAAATACTGATTTTCGTTTTTTAGAAACAAATGAATTAGATATTCAGTATTTTTTTGATAATGATACAGCAGGTCATTCAAAATCAGAGGAGAAAATAAAAGCAGGTTATCCTGTTTTCTTATGGAAGAAATTATTTGAAGATGTTATTAAGAAGAAAAATCCTGAAGATCCGTATGCTATGATGAAAAGAATTAGTCAAATAAAAGACTTAAATAAATTAAGTCAATTAATAAAAAATCCATATTCATCTTTAAGACTAAATAATTTCTTTAGTCAAGATGATATGGATCTTAGATATATTCCTAAAAAAGAGAGAAAATACTTTAGAAAAAAGGATATTTAATCTTTTTATATTTTGGATTTTTGTATCGTAAATATTCAAAGAAATCGGAATCTGATTTTTCTGAATTACATTTTTTACAACACGCAATTAGATTAACTTTAACATTAGTTCCACATTTTGAAATAGGAACTATATGATCTGTAGTGGCATTTTCAAGGTTTAGTTTTTTCTCACAGTAGATACATCTTGCATCTTCATTGCTAAGAACAAATTCTTTAGCAAATCCGTTAGTTCTACGTTTAACATTTTTACCTGACCATTTTAAGCCAACTACTACAAAGTTATTATCTAGTTTAAATTTTTTGCGGAATATTTCGCAATAGACATAATTTTTGTTTAATTTAATCATTAACCAAATAAGTAGTCTTAATTTTCTGAATGTAGCAAAAGGCACCGATAAATAATGTGGTGTTTTTGCTTGATAAATCCCTTTTAGGATTCTGAAATATTTAATCATATTAGCAACGCTATATTTTATATATATTTTATATGTATGAAAATACACAAAAAATAATTTATATGTATGTTAGATTTTTTTAAGAAATTGTTTTCGGATTCTGGAGATGTTTCTTCCAAGAGATTCGTAGGAGTTTTAGCACTTTTTGTTGCTATTGTTCTTGGATTTATTGATACTTACGGACATAAAATAAGTGAAGCTGTTTTTAATAGCTTTTTACTTTACTCCGCAGGGGCATTAGGATTGACTATTGCTGATAATTTTATCAAAACCAATAAACCACAAGAATAAAAAAAAATGCGAAGGTAATCCCTTCGCATTTTTTAATTAAAATCCATATTCCACTTTATACTGATAATTAAATCATCAATAAAACGATCTAATTCGTATTCTAAACCATTTACGAAATCGAAAATATCATATTTTCCTTTTAAAAAATCTAATCCAACTTCTGTATTGTTAAATACAATAATTTGTCCTTTAATTTCTCCTTTTATAACTCTTTTCTTCACAACTAAATCAGGCACAAAAATAACTCCAGCTATTCTTAATTCATCTTTTACATAACCAACATTCTCAACATTAAACATAAAAAAACCATCATCTGATATATATGTTGAGTGAATTTTATCAGAATTAAATTTTTTGTTAAAATTTTCCTCATCACCAGTTTTGAAAGAGTTTAAAAAATCTAATTCTTTTTTATCTAAACTTTTAAGTCCAATACTTTTTATTTTATCTAAAATACGATTTAATCTATCTTCAACATTTAATTCATTATTTAGTTGTGTCATTCATAGTGTTATATTTTTATTAGAGCATCTGCTGCACAAGAACTACAAAATGATTGTGGCTTGCAAAATACTCTAAAATCTAAACCTCTTAACCAAGGGGATAATGCCTTAAATGCTAAGTAAGATTTATTTTTTGGATTCCCCATTTTATCTTTTGAACCTTCTGTAATATTATAATCTAAGTGAATATCAATTAATTTATATTCTTTACTTTTTTCTTCATCAGATAAAAATAAAGAATTACGAATTGCTTCTTCTGTGTGATATTCTAACCCTTCATATTGACCATTACATCTTAATAAGTGGAACTTATATCTTTTTCTTTCTTCTGTACTCAAATCTTTTCTAATATATACATCTTTTAAATTATCATGTAAAAAATCAGCGATTTCTTTTGAATACACGGCTTCTCTTTGTAATCTATCAAAAGTATTTTTAATTCTTTCAATATTCTCTCTATAATAAATAACATGAGCTCCTTTCTTAAAACTATTAGAATACATCATTATCGCAACTACATAAGAAGTTGTTTTTCTTCCTAAAGAAGAATCACAACCAACACTTATAGTTGTGTCAGGGTATTCGTTAATAATTCCTAAGATATATTCAATTATATCTCCTACATTTTCACCATTAAATTTTGTAAACTTGTTTCTTAGTTCCATATTATTATATTATTTTTATTTCTAAAATTGACTCTCTTGTTATATCAGGAGGGAAGACAATGAATCTATCATCAATCCACATTTCAAAAGATGTCTCGTAGAAATTTTTAGATTTTTCTATTATAAGTTCATAGTCTTCATCACTTACCTCTAATTCTGAGGATTCGTATTCAAACCATTTATTTTTTAATATAATCTTAATTAAAATAGTTTTTTTATTCATAAACAATTAATATGTGATTTTTTATGTTTAAATTCCTTAAAAACAACTAAATCCGTTGAAACTTTATATAATTTTCTTTTAATTTTTTAAAAGAAAATCTAACAACATTGGAATATTCTTTTCTTAATAAATTTAACTTTTCTTGAAATTCATTAGATGATTTATATGGTAATTTTATCGTTATCATTCTTGATTTTATATAAAAAAATTTTTTTGTTTTACATTTTAAGATTATATATTAAAAAAAAAGTCATTCATTAAAAAATGAATGACTTTTTTGGCGGTTTTTTACGTTTTGGATTTAACCAAATGCTAACTATGATGGGTTAGCATTTTTGTGGTTAAGTGCTTTGATTTTAGCCAAAGTCTCTTTGAAAGATTTCAATATGAAATTGATTTTCATATCGCTGATATCTACTAAGTTAGCATCTACTAAGAATAGTAAATATGCTGTTAATTCATCAGGTCCGATTGACTTTAAGAACCCAATCAAGTTATTCACTTGTTTATCGTTCAATTTTGTCAAATCTCTTTCTCTCAAGGTTTGAAGCAACTCTGACTTTTTATCTCTGTTGAATTTTTCCAATTCATCTTTGATTTTTGGATAGTTGTTCAAAACATCATCTAAATTAATATTAACCAAGTCTTGGCAATATTGTAAAAACCTTTTAGCACTCTTACCGATGTAAGAGAACGCTATTTGCTCCAAATAAGGAAGGTATTCCTTAGTCATGCATTTTCTACCAAAGTTATTTGAGATAAAATCAGATAAGAAAGTCCAACTTCTTGGAGAAGCATACGCTCTTTCATCCTCAGCTTTTTTATACAAATAATCAGGATAGTTTTTAATGAATGAAACAATATCACTGTGTACATTATCCACTGCGAAATTATCAATCCATTCTTGTGCACCCAACGTATGAGATACGTGAATCAAACGACCATTTAAAGCTGCATCAAATTCTTCTACGTCAGTTCCATCCTCATCACCAAGATTACCTGATGCTATAAAAAGAACGTTGTCATTAAACTTGAAATCTACCCCAATTGCTCTTTCTAACAAGATTTGTAGAGCAGCATTTCTTACTGGAAGACTTGCTCTGTTCAATTCTTCAAAGTGAATAATTGTTGGTCTTTTGTTAGCTTCGATAGCCCAACGAGGTACTACGAAATCTAAACACTTTACTACTGATTTTGAACCATCAAATTGATCAATCTCAATAGAGCTAACATTTGGATACAATCCTACGTCAGTTTCATCTACCATAGATAAACGAATATCTGAGTAGAAGAAATTCATCTTTGTTGCGATTGAACGAGAGATAGCTGACTTAGCAACCCCTGGTTTTGCAGTGATGTAAAGTACACCACTTTTTGGCCACATCATTCTAAAATACTTTTGTTCTCTTTCTGTTAGTTTTTTCAAATCCTCTAACATTACTTTTGTCATTGTTTGTTGATACTCAACATTTTCGTTAGCCATATTTCCCTTGTTTTTTAATTATTTAATTATTTATGTAAATATACAAAAAGTTTTTAACTTTTCAAAATTTTATTTATTTTTCTTTCTCTTATAAGAGATTTTATTTTAACAATTCTTTCAGCACCTTTATCCGTTTTTTCATCTAAAATAGATATATATGTTTGTAAAACATCATTAGATGCATTATGCATTCTAACTTCAAATTTCCTATCTGTCATTTTTATCTTTTTTGATATATCAAATATACGAAAAATTTTTAACTTTCCAAAATTTTTTCTATTTTTTTATCTCTTATGAGAGATTTAATTAATAGTTCATCCTCTGTATCAGAGGCACATTTAAGAAAAAATTCTAAATGTTTTATTGATAGTAAATGTAATATACTTTTAAGTGCTTCTATATCAATAGCGGATTTCATCATTTTTTAATCTTTTGATATATCAAATATACGAAAATTATTTGAAATAAAAAATTAATTTTCTAATCCACTTACTAATCGTAGTAATTTTCTTTTAATTAGTTTTAAATGATTTTTAATTTTAGGAACTTCTGCTTTTATAAATAAATCAACATATTTATAATCAAAAAACTTAAACTTTAATAAGTTTTTAAACTTTCTGATTAAATCTTCTTTTTTATCTTTATTAGATAAATTAAATAAGTTTTTAATATCTTTTAATTGAGAATAATCTAACTCATGATTTTCTAATTTATTGATAAAATCTTCATATTCTTCTATTGTTATCCAGTATTCATGATTTTTTAACCATGATTCATAATTTTTTTTTGTTATTTTTAAGTCATTTGCTTCATTATAAATACCTGTTATATGTGCTTCAATTTCTGATTGTCCTATTAAATAGTATAAATACTCTATCATATCCTTAAAGTCTGTTTTTAAATTATCTAAATTAGGACTATCATAATCTTTAAAACCTTGATTTTGATACTGATAAAAATGACGCATTTCATGAGAAAAAAGATTAATTTTACTCTTTTTTAATCCTATCTCAGATATAAATTGTCCTTGTTTATTAACATAACCTTTATATTGTGCTATATTCCTACCTTCTAATTCAGATTGTTTAACAAACTTAATAATTAAAATAGAATCGATTTTTAAAATATCTAAATATTCTTTACCTAACTCTAGATTTAAGTCTCCAGATATTGATATTAATTTAACATCAATATCTTTTTTAACTTTTTCCCACTTATGCTCTTCCGCTCCTTCTTCTTTAATAAGATGATTTGGAGTTGTAAAAATAAATTTATACTCTTTTTTATCTTGCTTAGATACAATTTCAAACAACATTTCAGTTAATTTATTTAATAATAAATTAATCCCATAGGCTTCAAATAGTTTTATATACTTCATAAAAGTATATATTAATCTAATATTTGATTAATTTTTTGTTCTCTAATAACCCACTTTAAATTTTCAATTTGTTTTTGCTTTTCAGCAATTTCAAGTGAGATTCTATACATTTCATCGTATAATCTATTATTAAAAAAATTAGGTGTCATTTGTAATTTTAAATTACATTTTTCATATTTATCTTTTAAAGAAGCTAATTGGTCTTCAAGCCACATTTTTTCGTAAGAATAATTAATCATTTTTTAATACTTGGTTTATTGTGTAATTTCTATTTAATACCTTACCTAATTCTTTATTTCTTTTTGTAACGAATTTTACTCTGCTTAATGAAGGTCTATCTACATTATTTCTTTTACTTTCATCAACATTATTCCAATAATAATCTTTACATTTAGTTTTTACTTTGCTCTTACAAAATGCTTGATTATAATGTTTTTTTATTTCAGACGTTCCACAAGAAGGACATACAAATGTATTACCGACTTTTATGGATTTTGCTAAATTATATGCTTCTTTTAATAACTCTATTTTAGTCATTTATTATACTATTTATTATTTTGTTTCTATTTATGTATTTTACAAATAAGTCAACGGAATCAAAAAAAGGTAAATCTTTTTCCCAATAATTATTTAATTCTCTAATTAAATCATTTGCTAATGTTAAGTTTAAGTATTTACCAGGAACAGAAGATACTAAATACATTTCATTAGTAAAATAATAATGTATTTCTCCTTCGTAATACCCACATAAAATGTAGGTATTACTTAAAGTATAGACAAATGACCATTCAATTTTTTCTAAATCTTCAATTGTTTTTGGTATCATTTATTATTTTTAATCTGCACATATTGTATTTATTACTTTTAATCTTTTAAAGTATTTTTCCATTATTACAACGCTATTAAATTGAATTAAATTTTTAGTTTTTAATTCAATTAAATAATCATGTTGTTCTGAACGAAGAAATAATTTATTTGTTATATCAAACAAAAATGAAATTGATGGAGTATAAAATAAATTACCTTTTGGGGTATATACATATAGTTTATACTCAATATCATCTAATCCTACTAAATAATTTTCTACTTTTACCCAAAATAACCTTTCAAGATTTTCAGCTTTTTTTATTGGGGTAAAAATCATTTTATACTGATTTTTATTAATTTTCATAAAATGCTATTTATTACTTTTATTCTGTTAAAATATTTTTTTACTTCTAATAACGATTTAAACTCTGGTATATTTCTTTGTCTTAATTCAATTAAATAATATCTTTCTTTTTCAGAAATGGATACCATATTTATATTATTATATAAATAATCTATATCTGAAAATGTAAATAAAGTATTAAATACATTAAATCTATAAAAAATATTTTTATCATTATCATATCCTATTATATTATTGCCATATTTTACCCAATTAAAATCTTGTATAAAATACAACTTTTTTCTAGTAGGATTGCTAATTCTAGATGTTTTCATTAGTTAATTTTTATATACAAATATAATAAAAAAAATCCAAATAAACTAATTTATTTGGATTTTTAATGGTTATTAACCAACTCGCCAAGTGTTATAAGTAGCACTAGATGATGATGGTCTTGTCGGATTTGTAGATGCTGATGTAGGTTGTAATGTTATACCAGATGCTCCAGACCACCAGTAAATCTGTATATAATCACCAGCATTAAGAATCACTAAATCTGTTATATGACCCATAACTTGTGATCCTTGTGCGCTTGTAGTTGTAAAAGTATAAGCACTTGATGGGACAATTATATTATTTTTAGAATACCAAATTGTAATATTATAAGTACTAGCCCCACCACTAAAAAAAAACAAACCATTAAAATCAATAACATAAGTTCCTGAATTATTATAAATAATTTGTGAACTTGTTCCTAAAGTTATACCATTTGTTCCTGTTATTGTATTAAAAGTAACTAAATTAGAATATGTAATTCCTAAATTACTTTGTGTTGCAGAACTCTCAAATGAACCATAAGAAGGAATCCAAGCGGTTGTTTGTAAACTATTATCAGGAAATTGAATTCCTCTAGCTGTAGATAAATAACCAGTATCACCAGTATTACCAATAGTTATATTTTGTGAAGAAGAAGCTGATGAAATTCCAGTTGGAGTTAATGTTATATTTCCTAATTGTAATTGTGAGGCTCCATTAATTTGTAATGAACCATTATTAACTGTTAAAGCTGCTTGTGTTGAAGGATTCGATACATCAGTTATAAATAAAGTTCCTTGACCTAATGATAAACTTTTCCACCTACTAGCACTTGTTCCTAATACATAAGTATTATCTTGAGATGGTATTAAATCAAAAGTATGCAAATTTTGTAAATAGATTAAATTATTATCCATTTCTTGTGCTGTTAATGGACTTCCTTTACTAGCTCTTGTTGTTAATGACATATTATATTATTTATATTTTATCAAAAAAATCAATAATATAATTGGAAACAACATATCCATTATTAGTTGAGTTTTGACCACTAATATGGATTTTATTATATTCTTTATTATACTCTTTGATTAAATTATTTTTTTGACTATATTCCCTAATCAACTCCTCCTCTTGTTTTTTTCTTAAAATATCTTTATCTTTTTGATTATTTATAATCTTTTCATATATTTCTTCTAATGAGTAAGTTTTCATAATATTATATATTAAAAATATTTTACTTAAATAAAATATTTTTTGAGGGAGAATAAATATATTAATATATAAATATAAAAATATATTATTTATGAAAAAATCAATCTTAATTTCGGAAGAAATACACAAAAAATTAAAAGTTTATTGCGCCAATAATGATATAAAAATTATTGATTGGATAGAAGAACTAATACAAAAAGAATTAGAAAAGGAGGTAAAAGATGCTGATAACTAAAGAAGTTGAAGTTCAATTAAGAAAAAATAAAAAACATTATGAAAGTTTAGGATATGATACTAATGTTGATATAGGAGAGATAACTATAATTAAAACAGAACATTTAACAAAAGGTTCTCATACAAAAGTAATAGTTGCTTGTGATTTTTGTGGTAAAGAAAGTACCAAAGATTATAAACAATATTTAACCGAAATTAAAGATGTTAATATAAACGCTTGTTCTAATAAAGAATGTTCTAACCAAAAAATTAAAGCAGTTTGTCTCAAAAAATATGGAGTTGAAAATGCTTTTCAAGCAAAAGAGTTCAAAGAAAAAATTAAAAATACTTTAATGGAAAAATATGGAGTGGAACATCCAATGTATTTAGATGAAACAAAAGATAAAATTAAAGATACTTGTGTTGAAAAATATGGAGTTAGTTCATATACAAAAACTATTGAATGTATAGAAAAAACTAAAAAAACTAATTTAGAAAAATATGGATTTGAATATACTAATCAATCCAAAGAAGGAAAATTAAAAAGAAAATTAACAAGAATTAATAAAGGATCTCAAATTCCCGATGAAAAATTATCTGACTATATAGTATATAGAAGAAAAATTGATAATTTTACAGACGTAAATAGAAAAAAACTAATTGAATTATGGGATGGTTATGATTTTTACGATGGTGAATATATTAAAGATAATTTTAATTTAGATTATACTGATAGATTATATCCGACAATAGATCATAAAGTATCAGTTTATTATGGATTTATTAATGGCATTGATATTGATGAGATTGCTAATTTTAATAATTTATGTTTTACTAAACATTACTTAAATTCAAAAAAACGTGAAAAAAATCATGATATATTTATTGAGGAATTAAAAAAAGCCGAAGATTAATCTTCGGCTTTTTTATTATGAGTAGGAATTATCTACTAAAATTTGTTTAACTTTTCCGTTTGAACGAGCAATTGGACTTTTAACTCCAGCTGAAACAATTAATATATTGCCTTTAACTTTATCCAACACTAAATTTTCGTGATAACCGTCCGTGAGTAACAGCATATTTACTCCAGGATAATTTTCATTAGCATATTCAATAGCTTTTCTCATTTCAGTCCCGCCTCCACCGTGGATCTTCTTCTTTTCAAGCTCTTTCATACTTTTAACACGAGTAACCCCCTGAACCTCAGTATCTGCTTGAATTAAGATTACCTCAATATCATTACGATAAATATAGTTAAGAACTTTTTCAGTTAATCCCCACATAGAACCTGATACGTCTAATATACAAACAATTCTTGTCTTAATTTTCTTATGACCTTTTAACCCTTCGATTTGACGTCTATTAGGTTTAATAATTGTTTTGTTTTTCTTAGTACCAAATAGTAAGTTAGATACAGATCTCTTAATATATTTAAGATAATCTTTTCTTTTCTTTCTTAATTTATTGATAGTTTTTTCAATATTACCTGCTTCAAGACCTCTTGCTTTCAATCTTTCCATTGAATCTTTAATCATTGCATCTCTCAATTCTTCTGGAATATCATCACCTAAGTGAACATCTAAATATTGACCATCATTGTTGTCAATGTTGTCAAATATATGATCTAATGACCAAGTATCAATAGTTCCTTTTTCGTCTCTTGGATTTTTACCATTTGGTCCATATCCATCACCTTGACCATCACCTTGACAATCAGGACATGGTTCTTGTCCTTGACCATTACCTTGACCTTGTTGAGGTTGTTGACCTTGTTTTTTACCTGTACCATTACAAGTTTTACAACTTGAAGAACAAGATTTTTTCTTCTTTTCTCTTTTCTCTTTTTCGTCTCTCAACCATTCGTAAAGTTCTTCGAATATTAATTCACCTTTATATTCTTTTGGAACAAAAAGTGTCATATTCTTACCTTCGTTATCTTTTGGAATTTCCACGAAAAAGTTAGGCAAATCTTCTACGATAACATGATTGATAATCATATCTTGAGCTATATTAGATAGCTTGTGGTCGTATTGACCTGATATAGTTCTTTTTGGGTGATTCCATAAAAGGTGAAAACATTCGTGAACATTCACGAAATTAACTTCTTTCTGTGAAAGAGTATTTAAGAAATCGGAATTATAGTAATAATTCATTCCTTTTGCGGTCATATTAACACCACAAGTTGATATGTTTTTATCTTCGTGAAAAGATACAAACAATAAAAAGTTTGCGTAATACGGCAAATTAACTCTCAAATCGACTGCCATTTCCTGAATGGAATCAATTAATTTCTCGTGTATGTTTTTGTCTACAATCATATTTTTCGTTTTATTTATACAAATATAAGTAATTTTTTTAGAATTAAAAAATTAATTTTAAGTTATGTACAAAAAAATAATGGCGTTTAATTAAAAACACCATTATTTTTACATTAAAATAAGAATAATTTATATCACTATTCTTATATTATCTGATGAAACAATTAGAGTTTCTATTTCAGAAAGACTTGTTTCTAAATTAAATCTTTCAAAATAACTTAATTCTCTATTTAAGTTAAATGTATATTTTGTTTTTCTTTTATCCGTTATGTTTTCTGAAATTAATATTTCAGTTTCTATATTTTTTAGTAAAGATTCTTCAATATTATAAATATTTTTCTTTACCTTCTCCACTTCTTCGTAATCATCATCATAATAATTATCACCTAAATCTTCTTCATCTTCTTTAGTTTCATCTTCTTTAGGCTTATCCCAACATTCTAAAAATGTATTTAAGTAATCTTTATCAAATCTTTTATTTTCAAAAATATCTTGAATATCTTTAGATAAGTTTTTTATTTCAGATACTTTAGTGATTTTTTCGTCTTCACTAGCACTTGCCAGGTATCTCCAATTTATTGTATTATTAAGTAATTCATTTTTAGATATTTCTAATACTAGCGGTATGTTAACACCTTCTACTTTCGATTTTAATGAAATTTCAAAGTAAAAATCTGATTTTTTAGATTTTTCTGTAATTTTTACATTTTCAAATTTTTGCTTCAAATCCCAATCAATAATATTGATGTTCTTAACGACCATATTTTCCATAGGTAAATAATTCTTTTTTTATATCTTCTATATTATCAATTTTCTTCTTTTTGAGAGCTTGATAAATAAAATTTATTGCTTCTTCAATCTCACTATTATCATGAGATGTTATGATAGTTTCTAATTCTTCATTTATGTTATAATCATGTAAATCATAAAGAAAGTGTAAAATGTCTGAATCTTTCATAAAAGTATATATTAAAATATAAATATTAATCTTGCAACAATTTTGATAAAATATAATCACGAAACTCTTGTGTAGGCACAGATCCTAACTCATAAGCCTTACGGAAAAAAACTTCATATATATTCATATATCCTAATTCTTTAGCCGCCATTGCTCTGTTTATGGCTTTCCATTCATCTTTAATTAATTTAGCTTGTTGATTTGCTAACTTTTCTTGCTTATCAAGGTCTCCTAAAGATTTTGATACAATATCTTTAATTCTTTGATAATTTTTTTCAAATTCTGCTGGTGATTGTCCGTTGTAGTATCTCATAATAAAACTTTTTTATTTTATATAAAAAATATTTCATTATGTTTAATGTTCTGTTAAAAATGATGCTAACGTAGCATCCCTATTTGTAAGGTTTTTTATATCAGATAAATGTGATAAATCATCATCTGATATTAATATTGAGCAAATATCAATAGTTCTCCTATCTTGAATGGATTTATGATATTTTCTCATAGGTTTTAAGTAAGTATGAATAGGTAAACTTACTGTTTCATGTGCATACATTAATTGTGTGTAATCTTCGTTATAGAAAGTCATTTCAATTTTTTGAAATTGTTTTCCTATTTCTAAATTATTGGGAATCCATTCAATATCTTTATAATTTTCATATTTATTTAATAACCCATGATTACTTAATAAATGAACATCATTTTCATCAAAATCTATGATTAGATATTTATTCAATACTTTTTCCTTATAATTACGATAATCTTTGTCTACTATAATATAGATGTTCTCTATTAGAAATTGTTTACTATAATCTTTCATATTATATCATATCTTTATATCTACGCTCAACTTTCTCAGTTGGCGGAACTATTTTAGTTAAAGTATATTCTTCTTTAGATCCATTGATTTTATCAATTAGTTTTACTAAATTTGATATTTTATATGGGGTCATTTTATATGATATGATACCCTTTTCTGATAGACTTTCTATATTTTGAATTAATTCAAAAGTTATTTTTTTCAATTGATTTTGAGTTTCTGTCATTCTTTCAGATTTTGAATCTAAAATCTTTTTGTCAATCTCAATGATATAATCATCTAACAAGTTTAACACATCTATTACATTACAACTATTGTTTAATGTTGTAATTTTACTGAATACGAACCTTTTAATTATCTTAATTTGCATCTTTTTCTATTTTTCTGATTAAATAATACATTATTGCTCCTACTATTGCTCCGCCTATATGAGCATAATGACCTACGTGATCATTACTATTAATACTTAATAATTCAAGTATCATATAAGTTGTGTATAAAAATTTGATTTTTATAGGAATTGGGATGAAAAATAAATAAAATTCTTCATCTGGATAAAATAAAGTAAACATAGTCATTATACCGAATATTGCTCCAGATGCTCCTACCATTGAATCTAGGGGAGAACTAAAAAACATTTGAAGAATATATCCACCAATTCAACATAAGATAAATGAAAGCCATAATAAAATTGTGGATATTCTTCTTTCTACAGTACATCCAAATATAACTAAAGCAAACATATTAAAAAATATGTGAGAAAGTCCGCCATGAACAAACATATGGGTTATTAACTGATGTAATTCAAAATAAGGGCTATCGGGGGTATGTGCGGATAACAGTGGAATTAGTAATGGGAAAAGTGAAGTAAGTATAAATACTACACTATTAATAATTAATAACTGTTTGATACCATTTGTTAGAAAAGAACTTTTAAACATTTTTTTAATTTTTTTATATATCAAATATAGTTAAAAAATATGAAATAAAAAAATAAAAAATAAATAGCAAAAAAATAAACTTTTTATAAAAATTAACTATAATAATTAATCACGATATAGTGATTTAAAATAAAAAATAAAATAAAGATTATGGCACAAGAATTTGATGACTTATTTAGCGGCAATTTGGACTCTAAAATGGACTTTTTAAATGACAAAAGTTCAAAAAACAATGATGGTATTTATCGTATTGACCTTACAAAGGCAAAAGATAAGAAAAAAGGCTACAGATCTGTAGTAAGATTTTTACCTAACTTAACAAAAGAAGGTAAAGTAGGGCAATCAGCAATTGAGAAGATTACTCACTATGTTGATATTAAAGCAGTAAGAGAATTAAGCGGATGGTTTGATTCAGGTAAAAACTTTAATGAACCATGTGAATTGACTACATTGTATTACACAATGCAAAATTCAAAGAATGCAATTTTGATGGAAAAAGCAAAATGCTTAAAGTATTCTAAAAAATATTACTCTTATGTATTAATTTTAGAAGATGAACAACAACCAGAATTAGTTGGTAAGATTATGATTTTCCAATATGGTAAAACTATTAGAGATAAAATCTTAGCTGAAAAGAATGGTGAAATTAGTGGTGAAAGCGTTAACGTATTCTCACTTGATTCAGGTAAAGACTTCGTTCTTTCTGTAAAGGAAATCGCAACAGGTGATGAAACTTATCCTGATTACAAAAACTCAGCATTCCGTGATGTTTCTTCAATCGGTATTTTTAACGAAAGTACACATACCTTTAAGAAAGTTCCTTTGGTTGATGGACGTATAGATCCTAAGTTTCAAGCAGCAGTTAAAGACTTCTTATTAAAGAGAGATTTTGAATTAGAAGATTTTTCTCCAAAGAGATTAAACGAAGAACAAAAGCAAAAAATTGATAATATCAAAGCTTATTTAACTGGTAAAGGTACAACAACTTTTACAACAGCTTCAAGTGATGATTTCGATTTTGAAGAAGGACCAGAAACAAAAGCAGCTCCAAAAGCAGCAGTAGTTGATGATGAAGATGATTTCTTCGCAGATATTTAATAGGTTAGTGGTAGGTTAAAAAGGCAATAAGTGTTAAAACTTATTGCCTTTTTTTATTTAAAAAATATTTGAATAGACAAGATACTTTTTAATATATTAGTATATAAAACAAAATAAAAGAATTTTATGTTTAGAAATGTTAGAAATAAAAAATTTACAGATGTTGTATCAAATAAGATATTAACCGTAAATGAACAAATAGAAAATATTGCCGTATTAGATAATGGTCAAAGAATCGATGTTAATCGTTTGTTAAATCCAATGTATTTTGATGAATACATTGATCCAAATGCTTTTTTTAATACAAATACGTTTAATATTTTTGCGGAAAAAATAAAATCAATACCTAATGAAGTATTAGAAAAATTACCAGAAAATGATTCTGCTATAATTGCTAATTATGATGTGGAAGAAGAAAAAAGAATGGTTGCTGAAAAATATAATCTTCAACAAAATAATCGTCAAGCGCAAATTAGTGCTCAAAGACAATTAGAATTATTAAAAAATATAGTTGGGGAAGAGGAATATTCTAATGATGAATTAACAAAAATGATCAATCCTAATACAATACCTCAACAAAATATTACATATAATCCACCACCACAAGATGAAACTATTATTCGTATAAATGTAGAAGATTCTGAAGAAGTTAAACAAGAAATAGTTACTACTCCACCTGAAAAAATTAGACGTGAAGTTAAACAAGAAGTAGTTCAAGAAGTTAAACAAATTCTTAAGGAAGAAGTTAAAGAAGATCCTATAACTACTATTTTTAAGAATGTAAAGAAAAATACTGATTTTTCTTTTTCATTGGATATTTCAGAAAAAATTCCAAGACTTGATTTCTTAGAAATGATGGAAGATTCTTATGAAGTATCTATTATTGATTATTTAGCATCGGAGTTTACTAAAAAATTACTTACTGACCCTACTTTACTTAAAGATAAAATTGCTAATGAAATAAGGTCTTTAATTGAAAATAAGGATAAATTAAAAAAAAATCCTAAAGTAGAAGAAAAAGTAGAAGATATTTTACCTAAAACAGTTAAACAACCTGTTAAAAGAGCACCTGCAAAAAGAAAAATAACAAAAGTAGTAGAAGAAAAAAATAATATTTAATATGATTGATAAAAAATATAAAGAAGGAGCAAAAGTTTTAAGAAATGAGTATATTGGCTTAAATAAGAAGCTTCAATTTCATCAGAAAGAATTTAATGATATGCAACAAGTTTTGCAAAACTATATTAAAGAATTTATGGATTATGAAGAAAATTTAAAAACTAATCCATTAGATGCTAATGTAGATGATATTAAAAAAAATATAGAACTTAAATTATCTAACTTAGAAAAAGAATTAAATGCAATAACAAGTAAAATTAATCCTATTTCTAGTAGAATTTCTAAAATGAAAAAAGAAGAAGAACAATTATTTAACCAAATAAAAGAAAAATATCCATCTATTTTAGATGAAGATATTATTAGTGAAATTCAATCTTATTTAGATATGTGATAATGTTTTTTTTATATATAAATAAAACATTTTATCCATGAAATTATCAAATTTTATTAATTTAGATCCTAATGTTCTATTGGAGTATATATATAATGACCAAAATTTAATATCTGTACCATACGAAGTCCTAATTAATACTAAATTAGGAGAAAGATCTTTTATGGAGAGTAATAATTCTCCAAATGCAAATACTCAAGCTAATCAGTTATTTGTTTTAGATCCAGTATCAAATACTAATGCTTTAATAGATACTAATACTTATAAATTTTTACAAGTTAATAATTATCCATCTGGATTTCCTATTCAATTTGATACAATTCGTTTACACTTTCCTATAAATTACACTTTTGGTGAATATATAGGATTTAAAATAAACGCATACGTCTTTGATACTAATAATAAATATACTTATGATATAAGCAACTTTTATTATGATATTACTCAAGGTGATAATTTATATAATTTATCTTACTCAAGTCCTCCTTTATTAATCAATGCTAAAATGTGGGGTAAATATATAGATGTATTGGTTCCATCTGCATATGCTATTTCTAACCAATTAACTAATAATTCTCCAACTTCTAATACCATTAATTATAATTTAACTAATGGTATTGGTATAAGTACTACATCCCCTTTATTTATAAACTTTCAATTTATTGATAGTAATCAAACTATTAATAACATAACTACCTATACACTTGAATCACCTTATTCAACAAGTGTTCCTATTGTTCCTAAATATGAAAGTTTAGGATTAACTATACAAGAATCTTCTCAAGGAGATTATTTTGAAATTTTTGGAACATATAATGGAAATATATCAGAGTTTAATCTTTTTTTACAAAATGCACAGAATATAGGTAATAACTATTATGTAGAATATACAATTACTGTATTTGAACAAAATATTAGAGGTAATAGTATTACTGTAATATTAAATGATAATTTCGACCAACCTGTAGAATATAGACCTATTATTAAATACTCAACAACAACTGCTATAATAGATGTTCAAATGAGTGTTATTGATGCTGTTGATAATTCACAAATACTTAGAACAGCTGATTATGGTATGTTGCCTGATCAAGTGACTAAATATAGTCTTCATATGTCTAAGATTAATATAGCAAATGCTTCAAAACCTGTTATATATAATCTAAAAACAACAATGTCTTTGGGTAATATGAATGGAAATGCAAACACAAATAATGTAAATTTACAATTACAACCTGTTAAAGTTCCTTTTCCTGTATTAATAGAAAAATATAATATAGTAGCTAAATCGGATAATGTGTTAGTTGGTAGTAGTCTTTTTTATGGAAATGGACAATTAGTTATTTCAATTTATCCTTTTGATAATGTATTTAGTTTTGTTTTGGCAAATCAAATTAAAGATGGTACAATTAGTTATTTGGATATGAGTAATTTAGGTACTATTAATATGGTTATTAAAGATTCAATAAATACTGTTAGTATAACACCTTATTATCAATCAGGAAGCATTGATTTATCAAAAGGTATGGTAGTATTTTTATTACCAAATGGTAGTGTTAATGATGTTAAGAAAATATATAATGGGGGTATAAATTTATTTTATATTACATCTTCAAGTAATGGTGTAAGTACTGTATTATACACTGGTTTATTCAATGTATATGATTCCATAACTAATGTAACTACATTAAATAATAATTTACAAACAGCGCAACCTATTAATGTAACTCCTTATATAATAAGTAATACACAAACTCCTACAGGAGTAGCTGTTGTAACAAGACAAATTATATCTATAACTCAGAGTGGAACTCAGAGTGGAGGATAAAAAAAAATTATATGATATAAGATGAGATTAAGTTCAATGTCTAATGCGTTTATTTTTAATTTACCGCAAGACTTTTTAACAGAAGATGCTATATTAGAGTACAGAGTTTTATTGGAAAAAAATTATATCCAATATGATAATGTATTAGATTACTTAAATTCTACAATAAAATCTGTTAATTATCCAGGATTAAGTTTTGAAATGCCTGAGCAGATGCAACCATTTGGTAAGAAAATATCCTACAAACCTGCTAAAAATATTCAAGATTTATCAAGTAGAGAATTAACTTTAACTTTTAGGTCAGTTGATTCTGACTTAAATTATTGGATATTACAAAAAATATTTTATGACCAATACTTAGATTCAGAAAATTTGTTTATTAAACCATTTACAATTACAGCTTTAGATGTTAATAGAGATGCTATATATAATATAATTTTTAAGCAAATTATAGCTTATACTTTAAGTGAAAATACTTTTGATTATTCTCAGCAAAAAATAATAAATAAAGAGTTTACATTAAATATAAAATATAATTTTATAGAAATGGATTTTTTATTAAATCCAAGTAAAATACTTGACCTTAAAAGTGATATTCCAAATATTATTAATATAAGATAAAAAATAATTATAAAATGATAATAATATATTTTAAAGATTATATGGATCTGATAAACGAAGGATTGATAAAAAC